AAGAGATCACCGTCAAATGCGGACAATGCATCGGCTGTAAACTTGAAAACAGCAGGATATGGGCGATGCGTGCAGTACATGAAACTCATCTCTATAAACGAAACTGCTTCATTACACTTACATACAACGACGAAAATCTGCCACATCGAGGCAGACTAGAATATGCACACTGGCAATTGTTCATGAAACGCCTAAGGAAAAAATATGGCGACAACATCAGATTTTACATGTGCGGAGAATACGGAACTCTAAACGACAGACCGCACTTCCACGCAATACTGTTCAATCACGACTTCGACGATAAAACATACTTCAAAACAACAGACTCAAAGGAAAAAATCTACACATCAAAAGAACTTGAAAAACTCTGGCAATACGGACACAGCAGCGTAGGAGAAGCAACCTTCGAGAGCGCTGCATACATTGCACGATATTGCGTGCAAAAAAGAACAGGTGAAGAAGCGGAAGAACACTATAAAAGGTATGACTTCCTAGGAGAATATTCACTAGTACCGGAGTTCAACGAAATGAGCCGGAAACCGGGAATAGGAGCCGACTGGCTAAGATTCCACAAAAAAGACGTATACACATTCGACAAAGTAATCATCAACGGAAAAGAAACAAATGTCCCTAAGTTCTATGATCGAATCATGGCGAAAGAAGACCCGGAAAAAATGCGAGACTTCAAAGAAGCCAGAGAATGGCGAGGATACGAAAACCGGGCCGATAATACTCCGGAACGACTCGCAGTAAAAGAAATCGTCACAATCGCAAAAACCAAACTACTTGAAAGAGGAAAAATATGAAATTACTAGTATCACTATACGACCGGGCAACAGAAGCATACGCACCGGTAATGACCGTCAACACACGAAACGAAGCTATCAGAAGCTTCAGACAAGCAGTCAACGACCCGCAAACACCAATCCACAACAATCCAACAGATTATGAACTGTATGTAGTCGGACAATTCAACGACCAAAACGGCGAAATATACAACAGCGGAGGCCCGGACGATGACATCGGAAATCCAGAACTAATAGCACGCGCAGAAGACTTTAAGGAGTAAACAACATGATGCACAGAAACGCAAGCGTAGACCCGCACAACTTCGCAATGGTGCCGAGGGCAGATATACCCAGATCAAAATTCACAATCCAAAGCGCACTGAAAACAACCTTCGACGCAGCATGGCTAGTACCCATCTACGTCGATGAAGTCCTACCGGGAGACGCATTCAACTTACGAATGACAGCATTCTGTCGACTGGCAACACCAACGACGCCAGTGATGGACAACCTACACATGGATACATTCTGGTTCTTCGTGCCAAACCGCCTAGTATGGAACAACTGGCAAAAATTCCAAGGCGAACAAACAAACCCCGGAGACTCCATCAGCTATGTCATACCACAACAAGTTTCTCCTGCCGGAGGATACGCAAAACTGTCGTTGCAAGACTACCTCGGACTGCCTACTGCTGGACAAGTCACGGGCGGGCTTACCGTCACGCACAGTGCATTACCACTCAGAGCCTACAACCTCATCTATAACGAATGGTTCAGGGACGAAAACCTGCAAAACAGCCTGACAGTGGACAAAGGCGACGGACCTGACACAGTAAGCAACTACACACTGAAAAAACGAGGAAAACGACATGACTACTTCACAAGCGCACTTCCATGGCCCCAAAAAGGAACCTCAGTCAGCCTACCACTGGGCACGACAGCTCCTATTAAAACTAACGCAACAGCACTGGTTACAGGAGCACAAACAAACATCCTATGGAGCAAAACAAGCGACGGAACAAACCCCGGAGCTTTCGGCATGGGCACCGGATCGAGTGGACAGGGGGCCGTCAACAACACAGCCTTCAGTGTCAGTCAAACGATCTACCCAAACAACCTATACGCAGACCTTTCAGCAGCCACAGCAGCCACAATCAACCAACTCAGACAATCATTCCAAATACAAAAACTACTCGAAAGGGACGCAAGAGGCGGAACACGCTACACAGAAATACTTAAATCGCATTGGGGAGTTACTAGTCCTGACGCACGGCTCCAACGGCCCGAATATCTCGGTGGTGGAAGCACTCTGGTCAATATCAACCCAATTGCGCAAACTGGACCGACAGGAACGACAGGAGCTTCTACACCGCTTGGAAATCTGGCAGCGATGGGAACACTACTTAAACAATCGGATGGCTTTAACCAAGCCTTCACCGAACACGGACACATTATCGGAATCGCAAACGTCAGAGCAGACATCAGCTACCAGCAAGGGCTGCGCCGTATGTGGTCACGTTCGACAAGATATGATTTCTACATGCCTGTGTTCGCAATGCTGGGCGAACAATCAGTTCTAAACAAAGAAATCTACGTCACAGGCAACACAAGCCAAGACAACAACGTATTCGGCTATCAAGAACGCTGGGCAGAATACCGCTATCGCCCTTCCATGTTAACAGGCTACTTCCGAAGCACAACAACGCCGACAATTGATTACTGGCACTACGCGCAAAAGTTCACAGCACTACCAACACTGAACGACGCATTCATCACAGACGGAAGCCAAGAAGTAGTCAGCAGAAGTACAGCAGTAGGCGCAGCAGCAGACGGACAACAATTCCTAATGGATGCGTTCTTCAATCTGAAAGCCGCACGACTGTTACCAATGTACAGCGTACCCGGTCTGATCGACCACTTCTAATCATGGGACTATTCTCAGGACTCGGGAGTTTCTTCGGTGTGCCGGGAGCAATACTCGGAGGAATCGGAGACGACCTACTCGGCAGAAATGACGCGGAAGAAACCAACGCAACAAACGTCAACACTCAAAGAATGCTGAGACAAACAGCATATCAAGACACAACAGCGGACCTAAAAGCCGCTGGACTCAATCCAATGCTAGCCTATAGCAACGGAGCAACAGCCTCAACAAACCCAAACTTACAAAACAAAGGACTATCAAGTGCACAGCAAAACTCAACACAATCAAGTGTAGCTAACCTCAACGCTGATACCGACAATAAAAGAATGACCTCTGCCCTAATTGCAGCACAAATAGCCAAAACCAAAGCAGAAACGCCACAAATTGAACAAAACACGGCTGAATCAGCGCAAAGAACAACCAATCTACAACAAGACCTGAAAAACCTTGAGGAAAATCTAGAAGTGCTTAAATCCCAAAAAGGATTAAATATAGCAAACACGGAATTAGCCCAACAACTAAAAACCGTGCAAACTGTACAAAAAGCACTAATGGAATCCCAAATAAGCAAACAAGATGCAGAAGCAGCCCTAACAAGAGTGCTAATCAACTTGCGAAACTTAGACATACCCGGAGCAAAAAACTCAGCAGACTTCGAGAACCGCATGGGAGAAACACTAAGAGCAGGTGGAGCAGCGGGAACAGCTGCAAAAGCGATAGGTGGAATAATGGAACTAATCAAAAGGATGCAAAAATGATCGACCAAAACACAGGCGAAGTAATTACGCCATTTATCAGAACACCGTACAACTACGATACGGACAATGTTTCACAGGCAACCGGCATGGACTGCGGGCCAGAAACAAAAACACAGCAACAATTCAGGGATGAAGTAGACATCAATACTATCGTGGAACGATTCGGACAAAGCGGTGAACTACCGCCAACAATGCAATTCCCGGAAGCACAGGAATTTGCAGAAACATTCGACTTCCAAACATCAATGAATGTAATACGAAAAGCAGAGGAATCATTCGCAGAGCTGCCCGCAAAAGCAAGGGCAAGATTCCAAAACAATCCTCAACAATTCATGGAATTCATACACAATGAGGAAAATATAGACGAGGCCGTGAAACTCGGCCTCGTAACAAAGAGAAAACCGCCGGAGGAACCAACAAAAGCGAACCCACCTGAACCGGTTAAAGAAAAAAAAGAAAAAGAGTGACAAACAGGTGTCACTCGGACCAGTTACATCAAGTAAAACACTGGTCCACAGCCCACGAAACCCGCCTCCGGCGGGTTTTTTCGTGGGGGGGCACCCTTCGGGTGCTGGCTGGCCATAGGCCACGCCAACGGCAAGCCGTCGCAAAAAGGTGCCTGTCAGGCAAGACCGCCTGACAGCACCAACCGGAGCACACTCCGGATAACGCACAAAGGCGAACAGAAGACGGGAACCGTCTATCAAGGAAACAATCACAAGGATTGACACTAAAGAATAAATAAACAATAGGAAAAATATATAAGGAAAAAGCTTGACTAAAGAATAAATAAGTATATTATCAAGCACGGGAATAACCCCGGTAAACGAGCTAGACAGCTCAAGAAAGGAAAATATGGCAGCACAAGCTGAAGACAAAAACACCAAAGACATCTTTGGCGATGAAGAAAAAATGCTTCTATCCGAAGCATTGAAAACCCACGCGGAAAAGGTGGGACGAAAAGCAAGCGCAGACGCGCCCAAACAGATCAAGGAACTCTGGACGGCAGAGCTCATCAAGATCGAACAACTCGCACGAAAGGTACTCGCAAAATGAAACGATCAACAGTAAACAAGCGCAGCAGCGCAAAGGCGTTCAATCACAACGCCAAAACAACCAAAGCAGCCAACATCAACAGCGCGCCCATGAGAGGCGGCATAAGGCTGTAAAAAATGCCCTGCTATCACCCAATCACTGGGTACAGGGCAGAAAATGGAAGCGTCGTATTCTACGAACACAGAAGACATGGAACAACGCAAGAGATCACCGTCAAATGCGGACAATGCATCGGCTGTAAACTTGAAAACAGCAGGATATGGGCGATGCGTGCAGTACATGAAACTCATCTCTATAAACGAAACTGCTTCATTACACTTAC